ATGAATATTAAATAGTCGGATCTTACCGTCCCAGACTTTATTTTTGTACGCCGGCATAAATTTATAGCCAGGCACAAAAAATGAAAAGAAATCAGTAAGCTCATTGGCAATACCATAATCGCAGGTAATTTCCATAAAAGAGTGGTTTTTATTTTTAACTTTAATGATTTCCATAACAATACTCTATTAAATTATATTCATAGATATATATGTTGGAAATAGGAGATAATATGATCCGTAGCGATAACGAATGGTCACGGTTAAAAAGAGTAATACTTGGTTCAGCCGAAAATTTTAATTTTCCAAAAAATGATCCAGAATACTCTACTTGGGATGAGGCACCTATTGGTCCTGCGTCTCCAATCGCCATACATGAAACTCAAGAAGCTTTAAATTTATTTCAAGCTGAATTAGAAAAATTAGGAGTAGAGGTTATTAGACCAAAGCCTATTGATTATGTAAAAGAAGACGGTTTTGGATGTTATTGCCCTAGAGATACCACATTAGTTATTGGCGATAAAGTAATTCTTACGCCTACTGTATGGCCAAATCGCCGAATTGAATGGAAAGCGATCCGCGCTGCTTTAGGAGACAATGTCACAACTGTTGATGATCCAGCGGCAGTATTTGATGCTGCCAATATAATTAGATGCGGAAAGGATATTTTATATCTAATAAGCTATTCTGGAAATGAAGCTGGAGCGGATTGGCTAGAAAATTATTTGGGACCAGAATATATTGTGCATCGACTAAATGCAGTATATCAGGGAATGCATCTAGATAGTACTATAGTTCCTCTTAGAGATGGTTTAGTCATGTTAAATTCAGAAAGAATTAAAGAATATCAGTTACCAGATTTTATGAAATCTTGGGATAAGATTTGGATAAAACAAGAAGACTTGATTCAACCGAAGGGTTGGGATCATATGACTAGTAATTGGATAGGAATGAATGTTTTAAGCTATGATGAAAATACTATATTCTGCGATTCTAATCAGACCATTCTAAGAAAAAAATTTGATAAATATGGAATAGAAACAATAGGCGTTAATTTGCCGCATGCAAAAATGTTTATGGGTGGTCACCACTGCGTAACATTAGATTTGCAAAGACTATAAATATATAAAAGGAGAAATTAATGACTTATGCCGTAACTAAAATATTTAGAATCAAACCCCAGTATGTGGATGAAATTCCCCACTCGACTATAGAAGAGTTCAAAGCACATGTATTACAACAGGGCGCTAATGGCGAAAGGGGTGAAGATTATTATATCGAACTGTTAAGAGCTGCCAATATCCCTGGTTGGAATGAAAAAGAGGCCGGCTTCATTGCAGCCAGAAGTAATAAAACTGAATCTTTTGATGATGTGACAAAAGAATACACTGTTACCAGAACTTGGGAAAGTTTTGATCAGTGGTATGAATATTCTAGTTGTGTAAACTACGCAAACCTACAGCAAAACCACGAGTACTTAAGTAAGTATTATTTTGCGGAACAGGTTTAACCCCCAGCTTCAAACATGCGCCACTTAATCATATTACCTATGGTTTGGTGGCGCCATTTTATATTATCTACAATTTCCTGTAGTGTCTCTACTAACACTTTTAATTGCTGAATTTCGTCTTCTGATTTCTGAATATCAGTATCAGCATCATAGTAGTAATCCATTTCCCCTTTAAGAACTTTAAGTCCTTTAAACGGATCAAATTCCCAGCCTTTAGCTTCAATTTCTTCTTTAGTCATTTTACCGTTATAGTAAAGCCACTTGTCTTTCAATAGAGTTTTTTGCGACATTTGTGCTCGACGAAGCATCATTTTAGCTTCAGCGTGCATGGGAAGGTATTTTGCATGAAGCATAGGTGTCTGCCTAGATGCCTCATCTAATGACGCATTATTGATAATACAGTCTTTTTCCCACATAGTAATAACTGGTTCAAGGTATTTCATAGTATACTCCTAATGCTTTTATAGCATTATATCAAATTAGTCAGTGATTGTAAATGTCGTATAAGCAAACGTGACTGGGAATGTGATGTACTGTACATTATCAACCGTAGATTGGAAGTTGATAGTTCCTACGTTGATCGGGAATGCTCCCTGATATACAATCTTATCTATCTGATTATTATGGCTACTCAAGACTGATAGCGTGATATCATACATCGGCAAATCTTCATCGGCGTCTCTAACTCCGCTTGCTAACTTGTTTTTCATAGTAGCGCCAGATTTGACCCAATTGAGCATTTCTTTGTATACATTCATATTCTCATCTACAATAGCATCTACAGTCAATTGACCATATTCAATTTTGTCTCCTGGAGTTAGTAAGTTTGTTCCACGGAATTGTACAATCGTAGGCGCTACTGATACATCTGGATGCTGGACTGATTGCGCAAAGAACTCTAAGTTCTTGAAACGCTTCCTTAAAATTACAAGTTTAAACCCATTAGGTTGTAAGAAGTTCTGGGATTCTAATGTAGATTCTGTGGTAGCCATAACTAATCCTCTGTTGCTTACGTGTATTTATATGAAAAAAATCTGAAAAAAATCTAAATTAGCTGTTTACATGGGTTTGGTTTATTCGTATAAAGAATACATCAAAAGGAGATACACAATGCAAATCACATTCGATACTCGCTACATCAAATCATACTCAACCATCAAGAACCTCAAAAAAGCAGTTGAAAAATTCGAAGAATGTCGCTATGTGGTGTCTGTAACAGAAGAAGGCCGTTTTTATCCAATCTTCATTGGAGAAGAAGCATTACAAGCTGGCGTCCACTTTCACAACTTCCCAGTAACTAACTAAGGAGATATACGCTATGATGCAGTTCAACGCTATTAACGAAATCATCGCAATCGCCACCAACTCGATCAAAGAGGTGCGCATTGAACGGTTTGTTGATACCATCAATTTTGATCGTAATCACTGGATGGTTTATACACCTGAAGGCCGCCTCTTGGATGACTTCACTTCTGCTGGTCCTTTCGTAGATTTCGAATCGGCTAAGCGTAACGCAGAAATGAACGTAGGCATGAAGATGAACTGGGAAGATTTTTAATGAATCGCACTATCCACTATGTAGGTATGGATCAGGCCACTTACGAACGTGCACGACGCGTTTGGGGTGGTCCTGCATACTACCACAGGTGGATGGACGACCGGGTTTGGACTGAGGTTGGTCCTGACGATGTGGTAGTCGTTGATGATCCAACTTATAACAAATATGTTTGGGATGCAAGTGCAGTTCCTAGTCAATACACTGATTGAAATGGAGATATAAAATGGAAAAGATTGTTCGTGATGAAATGGTAGCAGTGGCAGTATCGTCTGGCTTCGGCGCTGGTTGGTCAACCTGGAATGATGTTGATCCTATGGATGCTCGGTTCAACCAGCTGTTTCTGGATGAAGAGTATAAAAAAGCCGCAGATCTCTGTGAGCAATTGGGTTTGGGTTACGCCAACGGTGCTTACGATGTTGTTATTCGTTGGGTGCCGGAAGGGACTAAGTTTCGCATTGACGAATACGATGGATCTGAAAGTTTGGTTACTGAAGATCTAGATCCTTGGAGGATCGCATAAAAAAAGGAGCACCGTCCTCCAGTGCTCCTTAAGTTGGGAGGGGTTGGTTCCCCTCCCTTTTTTATATGACTTACGCCAGGATATTATCCACGCGGAAGATTCTGTAGTACTGGTTAGTCTTAGCAGTTGCAAGACCATCAGCAGGAGTTGAACCAACGAATGGGTTAGAAGCCATGCCGTAGCGTGTCTTGAAACCAATTTTAGGCTGGAACGTGTCCTCAGAAACGGCGCGAACCATTGTAAGCGGTACATATGGGCAGTAGAACACACCGGCGTCATATGGGTTTGTGCCCTTATAACCAACGTTGATGTAGTCTGTAGCAGCATATGGGTCGATGTAGATCTTCATGCGACCGTTAAGTACACCAGCGAATGTGTTGCCTGTGTCGTCTACGTTAAGAGCAGTTGACATTGCAGGAGCATAGTCAAGCATACCTGAAGCTGCAAGTGCAGAAGCTACGTCTGAAGACACGATAGCAAAGTTACCTTTACCACGACGTGTTTCTTTTGCGATTACGTTCGCTTCACGCTCGAGCTGAAGAATAAGACCTTTGATCTTCTCTACGCTCCAACGACCATCAGCATCTGTTGAAAGGTCAAAGATACCGTTGATTGCTGTGTTTGCAGTAGAAGCACCAGTCTTAGCTTGGCTATTGATTGTGCGAATAACTTCACGGTTGATTTCCGCAAGGATCTCAGTTGAAAGGATGTTCGCAAGCTCTGTTTCAGCGTCAAGACCGTGAATCGCTTTAAGGTCTTGTGCAAGCTCAAGGCTGTACTCAGCTTTCAACGCGCGTGATTTCGCAGTCACGGTCGCTTTTTCGATGGTGAAACCCATTTCATTGAAAGACGAACCACCTGTTGAACCAAGTGCTTCAGCATCTGCAGTTGGCATACCAGAAGCAACCGATGGACCTGTACGGTCGTTGTCGATCGAGCTATCTGCGCCAGCGTCTGTAAGACCAGCAAGACCTGATGGACCGCCAGTTTGTGTTACAGATGAGTCACCTGAGAATGCTGTGTTTGCTTCGTTGAAGAGAGCTTCAGTCGAACCAGTTGAACCAGCACCGTAGCGTGATTTCATTGCGAAGATCAAGCCTGTTGGGCCAGTCATCGGCTGAACACCAGCAACGTCATACGCCATCATGTTCGGCATAGCGCGGCGAACAAGTGAGATAAGAACTGGGTTCCAGTTAGACGCTGAACCAGTGTTGTTGCCTGGAGCTGCTTCTGTAAGCATGTTGTTTTGAGCAGCTTGTGAAGCAAACTCTTTTTCTTGGTTCTCA